AACTCACATACGAAATGTATGATCGGTTGTTTTTCGTCCTTGTCGATAATGACGCCAATGACTTTGTTCGAAGAACACTTTGGACACAAGTTAATCACTTCTTGGTCCGACGTGTATTCTTCTTTTTCTTGTTGACAGCAACAAGCTTTTTGGTCGATTTAACACCGTCAGTATAACGGTATCGAACCAACTTTCCGTCCTTCTTGAATGTCTTTCCATACTTGTAAGCCATCAGAAGCACACTCCGCTCACTTGTGAAATCACTTTATCGCTCAAACCCAAAAGATGGGCCAAAATCATGACACCGATCAATTCGATTCGGTTCTCTTTTACAGCGCACAAAATACGTGCTGCAGCAGTTCCGGCTTGTGCCGATTCAATAACAACAGTCTGTTCCATAAATATCACATATCCTGCATTGGCTCTGTGTGATAACCACGAGCCTTTCCTGGAAGCAGCTCGATTTCAATAATCAAATCGGTCGGACTTCCATTGCTGTATAATTGGTCTATTCGCAATAGGCCGCAAGGAGCGACCATTCCACCAAGGTTGAAGGTATTGACACCTGTGGTGGAGCGATTAAAGCACCATGCTTTATTCTCTGGATAAACATAATTCGATGGGCCGCCGGGATAACCAACCTGTGAATACGGCAGGTTGTCGTTCCGATCAATAGCATTCTCAAGAACGTCTTCATTATCCCCACCAACATCGAACATGTCATTCATCCAGCTCCCAGCAACAGCTGGAGTCTGCGGATCAGGACTTGTCGGGTAAGCACGAGAAAATTCGTACCCTGAAACAAGTCCTTTATTAGCATTAGGAATCACAATCTGTGAATATTGCCATTCCCCGGCATTTGGAGACGGGGAAACGACTACGGCAGTTGGAAATGGACCCGCTACGTCAAATGGTCCCATATTGACTGGGTCCAGGTTTCCTGTGACTCGATGAGTGTCATCGAGATATACCTTAAAATCTCTAAATCGTGCAACAGCACTTTGAGATCCACTGTCAGCAATAGCTTCCATTTGTTGCTTGTTCCAAAGACTGAAACCCTTTTCCCAAGCATTTGAGACGGCCCAGGTATTTTGGGCAGCGCTCACATATACTGAATTCCCTGCTGTTGGAGTAGAAGCAGCAGGCATTGTAACTCGGACATTCCCAATGGCAAATAGATGGCCTTGCCGAATGAATTTTCGGGCAAGCCTGGAACAATCTCTAGCGAGATCAATGTAGCCTACACCTTGTTCGGCACTCATAATATAATTCAACTTCAAAGGGACTGGTTGAATCTTAGTCGACTTTGGCAGATATTTTCTCTTGGCCATGCGTCGTTGGTAGTACCGGGGGTTATTATTAATTTCCCCCGTAGCGCCAGCGGTCAAACTCTGTGACCTCCCTACGAAGCTCGTCACCGTGACACTCGCCCCGGATTCCAATCTTCTTCGCCCTTCCACCGAAGGTGACAGACTAAAATCGTTGTCATTCGTTGTTCGGGTTTAGACATCTTTGAACAAACAATCATCAAAGCCGTCTTGCCGCACTCGCATAGCCAAGGGACTACGCTTTCGACGGTTCCGTAGATTTCCATCACGGTTAGACAAACGTTGCATTTACCATTTATCTTCATATGGTAACTCCATGCAACAACTGAAACACAATTCCAGTAAATTAAGACACTTGGGAACCAAGTCATGTCTTCCACATGATCTACAAACAACGTAAATCATTCTTCTTCCTCCACGTACTCGAGATTAAAGAATTTCTTCGAGTTCATGTCTACCTTGGAATTACCACGATGCGTGGCCTCCCAAGTCCATTTTCCGTCTCGCTTCACTCGCCAATATAACTTCGCCATGTATACACGGTGTATACACTACTATTTCAATCAAATTGTTTACCGATATATCTGCCAGTACTTTGTGCCTGATCAGTAAACTCCATCACCGAATATGCCCATGCGACATCCGCAGGTCCCGGCAATGGTGAGTCCAACAAAGTCACAGGTGCAGTGGTGATTGCATAAGCAATACCAACCCCAGTTCCAACATTATGTCCAACACGTTCGTACTTACCCATGCCAGGTCTTTTCCGCACGACCTTTTCTGTAGCTCTAAGAGTCCGAGCTATCTGGCGCTTTTCTTTCCGGC